TCTCTTTCGGCTCCGACTCTCATTGCGGCTATGTCTTCTTGTGATTTCAACTTCTCTTCTTCCGATTGATCTTTTTGTTTTAACTTAGCTGCATCCAGTTTTAATTTCTTCTCGGCCATGCGTTTATCATTTTCTTCCGATTGATCTTTTTGTTTTAACTTAGCTGCATCCAGTTTTAATTTCTTCTCGGCTATGAGTTTATCATCTTCGTTTTCTTTTGCACGTATTTGAAGTTCTTTCTCTTTAAGCTGTACAACACCGTCTTCTGGTGGCTTCATGATCTCTTCCAGACGCGGCATCATTTCACTCATAAGCTGCACTTCAATCTTGGCTTTCAACGCGTCTTTTTGTGGGTTCGGTTGCGGTTCTTGTGGTGTTCCGTCGGGTTGCATTGGTTGTTCTTGTTCAGGCATTTGTTGGTCGACCATGTTTTGTGCTTGTAAGGATATGTGTTGGAACATGTGCGACACCATACCAGGAGCTACCATTGGATTGACCATGGCTATAGAACTGGCCAAGAAAGATAAATGCGCCTCTATGTGTACAGCGTGATCTTGTTCTGGGAAAGCTGACAGTGGCGCACCCATCAGTGCCGCGCCATTCTCTTGCGCGGGATCCACAGGAGCGGGAGGTGGAGGCTCTGGAAGTAACAGTGCCTCAATGTTCTCAGAACCTAATGCTTGATACATTCTTCGGTACGCTTCTTTAATGTTGTGCAGTTCTGGATTGCTTTGTACTAATTGTAATTCTTGTTGGGCTAACGTAATACGTTGACTCATGGAGAAGAAGTTAGGGTCACTAACAGGGATAACGTCTACGCGATCGTCAAAGTCCGACTGTTTAATTGCTTGATCCCCTCCGACCACTTGATACGGATATTCGGGGGGTAGGTACTCGGAAAATAATCTTGCCAGTATTTGGAACTCTAATTTTTGTGCGTAATGCAAACGTTTGTGAACGGCAGACATAACTCGTGTGCCTTGTTCCAATAACGCCATGGTGGTTCCAACCGGTGCTTCTTGATTGCCTTCGCCAACGTTCATGTTGGTGATAGAAGCAAAACGTTGTCCGGCTTCCACACAAAAACCAAGCAACTGCATTAATGTGGCTGACGGTTCTTTATAAGGTAATGGTATCAATGAATCTCTTAGCGATCCTCCCGGTGCGTCCACGTCTCTGAACTCTCCCGGCTCTAGCGGTGTCTCGTCGTCCTTGATCCTTAGACCTCTGGCTTTAAAACCAGCAGGGAGATTGGCTAACGTACCCGCATCTATTAATTGTCTCAAGGCACCAGTGGCGGTTCTCGACAGACCACCGATCATGTGTATCAGTCCAAAGCCGTAGAACCCAAGACCGGGTAGGAACTTGTAGTGTACAAAATATTGAACTTTGGTTTTAAGTGGATCGCCTTCTCTGTAGTTTCTTCTAATGGATAAAATCTGGCTGGACGTTCTGTCCACTGTAATTATAAAAGGTAGGTGGTATCCATCGGGATCTTCAAAGCCGGGTATGTCCATGGAAACGTGGAACTCCAAGAGTTCGTACATCATTTCTACGCCGCCTTGTCTAATGCCTTCTAGATCATCCACCTTGTCGGCTACGTCCGTGTTCGTTGGATCACCGGCTTTTAATTCTATGTCACGATAAAACCCAGCAAGCTGATGACTGCGCACTTCGTTGTAAGACATCTTTACAACGTGAGTAATCCGTTCACACGTTTCAAGATCGCTGGCAGTATATGGGACTACCAAATCCTCTGTAGGGACAAAGGTGCTTACAGCACGCTGCTTGCTGGGGTCAAAATAAACTTTCTTAAAGGCAGAGCCTGCAAGGGGTAAATAGAACAGTAATTGGTCCATTTCAGGGGTGTATTCTTGCATTACCGTGGTTATTTGGTAATTCATGAAGTCTTCTACTCTTCTTGCTTGATCCTCTGTTTCAGGTGTTTCGGCTCCCATGACACGGGTTTTTACCGGTCCTTTGCTGGGTAATAGCTCTTTAAATGCTTGTGCTTGGAATTGCGTAACGGATTCGGCTAATAATGGGTGAGTTACCCCAGATGCACCGGGAAACGGCCGATCTCGGTCCTCGTACTTGAATCCTAGTAGATCCAGTCCTTTAATGTACGTTTCTTCCCATTCAGCGCGACTGGCGTGATCATCTTCAAAGTCACCAATCAATTCATTGGCTATCATTCCTAAGTCTTGGTCGGATAAGTATTCAGATAAGTTGGCGTCAAACGGAGCGTCCATTTGCATGGGCTCGTCGTCTGGGAAATAATTGACTTCTGCACTGCCGTCTTCTTCGATCTCTACAGCAATATCGCTGTCCGTGGGCATTGGTTCTTCAATCTGAACTTCTTGACCGTCTTCGACTTCCAGATCAATAAGATCCGACAACCTCTCTATGTTGGTTGGTTTACTGTTTTCTGCCATTTACTTTGTTGTCCATTTTATTTACAGCTTCCATAACAGCATTGTAAGCTGGACCTTTTCCTACACCTCCACCCATATCAGGGGGATTAATTGGAGCGGCTCTTGGTGTTGGTGCTCCAAACGCTCCTCTTCCTGGGTTATAAAAATCAGGATTAGCGTCCTCTGACCTAGCTCCATGATACATGCCTAATGCACCTCCTCCAAGAGTAACGAGTGCTCCTTTAATAAGACTGGCGAATTTTTCCATTTTGTAAGCTTGGTCCATAATTTGTCGTGCTTCTTGCTGAGTTTCTGCTGTTCTTGCGGCGTATTTCAAATGCGCAGTTAATCTTTCCATGTCTCTAAGCTCAGCTTCTATTTTTTCAAATTGTTGTCTTGTTGCGCTTGGATTACCAATAGACGTAACCCTAGGATCTGCTGCCTGCATATCATCAATTATTTTTTGACCTTGGGCTATCTTTCTATTTGTTAAGTTAGTTAGCTCGTCTGCTGTTCCCCCTAAAGCCTTCGTCATACTTTCATCGGATGCTTTTAAAAAGTCAATACCTTCGTCCGTTCTGGTGTGACGCATAACATTAGGAATATATCTTTGCGATACATAATCCTTTCCTGCCGCTCCTATTTCTTTAGCAACTCTGGGTATGGCCATTATGCCTTCCAGTATTTTTTTTCTTATCATAAGTTTACAATTTAAAATACGCCTGTAAAATTGTTCCCTCTAAGGGCTGCTCCTTTACCACGACTCTTACCTTTTCCAGCACCGGGTTTTGGTCCTTTAGAAGTTTTCTCCGTTTTTGTTTTTGCGTAAGGAACGAATCCTTGGTCCTTTATCTGTTCACCTTTTTTAGACATCTTATGCTCCTAATAATATTCTCTAAGTCTGCGCGGATAATTTTCTTGCAGATCATCGTCAGATTCTAAACCAATAAATCCACCCTGTCGATAACGCATTAATGCTTGCGTTGTCGAGTCCACCAAATCATCGTGATCCCCAAAAGGAAACGCGGCGCATTCTTCCACTAATTCGTCCGCCCATCTTGTGTCAGGGACGTACACCATTCCTGATTCCAACATCGGCGCAACGGCATTTACCCTGGCAATTTTGTCTTGCCCTTTTCCAGGGGAATAGTTAACTACGGGGATACCTGAATGGCGTAATTCGTCCGTTAACGGCAGACCACTGGCTTTCGCTTCAATAATCACGGTGTCGGGATCCCAATATTTATACTGTTTAAAGGCTTCGCGTTTTAATTCTGGGAAGTCCCATCGTCCTTTCTTGACGTCGAGGAGGAGGAGAGATGGTCGCAACGAACCTTCGTCCGGGTAAAATACGCACCACGTCGTAATCGCTGAGAAGTCAGATGTTTCTTTTTTCGTGTACGCCGTGTCATACGACTGGATAACGTACTGCATTTGCGGTACTTCTTCCTTGTCCCATTTTTTCCACCATTCCCGCTTGAGTATAGCACCTTCTTCAGACGTTGGGTTTTGCATCCACTGGGCTTCCCATTTGCTAACGGGGATGGACGCTTTTACCCCTTCCAGCTCTTCTAACTTCCAATACTCAGGCCATAACGGTGTGTGCGTTTCAGGAAAAATAGCCGGGAATTCCACGACTTCCCACTGATCTGCGTGTTCTTCTACCTGTCGGCTGAGTAATCTGCCTGTTAAGTCCTTGGTCGACCATCGCGTCATCACAATGACAATAGCACCACCCGGTTGCAGTCTTTGTCGTGGCCCAGACGAATAGTAATCCCACGCATTGTCTAAAGCTGTCAATGATAGTGCGTCTTGCTCTGAGTGAATATCATCCAACACCAATAAATCCGCACCACGTCCTGTCACCGCTCCGCCTATTCCTGAATAAAACGCTTCTCCTCCGCCATTGGTTTCCCAACGACCCGCTGATTTGGAATCCGCTTTTAGTCTAACGCCCGGAAAAACACTTTGGTATTCGTCGGAGTCAATAATATCACGCACCTTTCTACCAAAACGAAAGGCTAATTCGGCGGTGTGCGTTATTTGCATGACTTTCAACTTAGGATTACGGCCCAAGACCCACGAAGGAAAGTACGTTGATGCAAACTCTGATTTGGTGTGACGAGGTGGCATGTTAACAATAAGGCGTTTAAGCTCTCCGCGCGCCACTCGTTCAAGTTTCTCGGCAAATATTTTGTGATGCTCCCCTTGAACAAAGTCTGGCCACATGTGTTTAACATAGCGAATGAAGTTATCGTACCCCTCTCGCTGAAGCGTCTTAGCGCCCAAAGCCTCTGTTAATGCCAGTAGTTCTTTAGTTGCGTCCGGGTACCGATCCGCTAACTGTTCTATGTTGATGTCAAACTCTGGTGTCAGATTTTTTGAAA